TTATAGATCTGTTCAATAGCTTTTTTTAGTTCTTTCTCGTCCACGCTTCACCCCCCTTTATAGATTCTAGATACTAAAGCAGATACAACGCCTTGAAGATCCGAGCGAGTAAAATCATCTTTATTATCTATTAATTCCAAAATATCATTTTCGTACTGACTAGCAATAACATTTTCTAGAGTACCGTCCATTTTTGTTTTAGTTCTTGCACCCATGCTTATTTCTCCTTTCTAAAGTTGTACCAACTTATCATTAGTACTACAGCGACAAAACCGATCATATAGCTATGCATAATTACTCTCCTTCCGTTCAAACGGTGTTACATTGTACAGCCTCAACCATAGACCACCGATAATATAGCCAACATGTTTAACGCCTTCCTTAGAATCAACATACATTTTATTTAAGCTAGACGGTGAAAAACCTAGCTTTTCGGCTAGGTCCTTCCTGGGGTATTTTAAGTCGTGGTAAGTTTCTCCGTATTGATCCATTGCCATAAACATAATTAATCCACCTCCCCATCAGCAATCAAGATACAATCGCCTACAATGTAATCGAGTTCATTGTCATACATGCGAGTACATAACGCATTTTCTGGAAGCTCGTCGAGTTTCCCTTCTTCATTAATAACCAAGCTTAAACCGTAACCATGAATAGGCACGATCTGAATCAAACCCCCAACGATCCGTTGCATACCCAATAGATTTAATTCTTTCTTATCAATTAACTTACATTCTCCATTTGTTCTTATTATTAATGCCATGTTATGACTCCTTTTAGTTTATTTAATCCAGACCTCGGTTGCTTCAACCAAATGTTTTTCAGTTATGATCCCAGTGTCGAGAGTAGGCATTATCTGGAAGTGTACATCCTTACACCATTTCTGGCTTGTGTTACCCTGGAGAACACGATCCCAGCCTATAACCAGTTTATACACCTTATCCCAATCAGAATAAACACTAGTATGCTCGTTGATTCTATTGCCTTTATATTCTCTAACTATAACTACTTTTCCTTCTGTCATAATATATCTCCTTTCATAAGATAGTAATACTAAGTATATGCCCATATAAAGAGTAAGTCAAACATGAATTAACTATGGTTATTGAGATAAGCACTAATTGGAGTTATATGCCCAGTGGATCTATGCCCTTATAAGGAATAAACAAACGCCCTAAAACGTCCTATATGTATATAGTTATACTAAGTAGTTATAGTATAGTATATTATTGCTTTAAAGTACTTATTACTCTTCATTGATGTTTTTTATGCTGTGTTATACTTTTAAATGTCTGGAGAGTGAAGAACACCAATGACCATTCCAATAAGAACTAAGATCACTAAGCAATTAGATGCTTTAGCAAGCGAGAAAGCAAAAGCTCCAGAAAGAACCCCAATTAAACAACAAGTGAGCAGAAGGACTAATTTGAAAGAGCAAGCCTTTGTATTGTTTGAAAAAGGTAAGACAGTCCAGGAAGTGACTGAGCTGCTTAAGTGTAATTATACTACTGTTTGGAGAGCCTACAACCAATTTGGCCAGGTCAACAGTACAGCTAGTGACTACGTTTCCAGGCGTGCAAGCATAGCAAAGAACCTACAAGAAAAGGTTGATTCAAACATCGAGCGACACCTGGACCACCTATCAACAATCAAGCTTAAGAACCTTACAGATAAAGAGATTGCCAACAATCTAGCTAAGTTAGCATCAGTCAAACAATCACTGTATCAAGTGGAACGAACAGAAGAAGGTAAGGCCACTGCACCTATCCAACACTTCTGGAGTATCATAGTCGATAAAGGAGATAGTAAGCTAAAGGACCAACTGAGTGGAGCTGTAATTGATGTACCTGAAAAGGCTGTAAAGCAAACTACTATTGATGTACAAGCAAAGGAGACTACTACCAATGACGCATAATATATATTATGTAAACAAAGCTATTAATCAAGCTATGACTAGCCTATTGGCCTGTTTTAAAAAGTGGGGGGGGACTTGCCCCCGCCTTCCTGCCCGCCCCCAATCTATGAATTCAGATCAGCTCTCTGATTGCGAACCTATTTTCAGGAGCTTTTTACTTTTCATCATTCTCGTATCATTTAGTTTTTCAAGGCATTCTTATGAATTATAGTTATGAGATTATAGGTGGTTTTATTATAGCTGGAATGTTTATTTGTAGTCTTATAGCAATTTACTGTTGTGGATTGATAATATATATCGCTTTGAAAGGAGATCGAGGATGACTAAGCCAGCGACATGTATATGCAGAACGTGTAAGCATAGGAAGTCTTGTCAGACAGCTTTCGTATTTGATTATTTAGAATATTGTGCGAGGTATTATTGTGGATAATGTATTGATTCCCGGGATATCGTCGAATGATAATAATATACCGGATGGAGTATACAATGTTGATTACAGCTCGAATAATGTGAGCAAATATTTTACTGAGGATGACGAGGAAATGTTACAGGGGTTGATATATGAATCTGGGGAATATAAAGATCCGTTAAGTTCTACGAAATTAAGGATATTGAATCATAGTTGTGATTTTGCTAGATGTTGGGAATGTTCTAAGGTTTGTCCGTATAAAGATTATCAGCAAGGAAATTGGAGGTTTGATTGATGGATATTAGATATGCGATTTTTTATATAATATTTTTAGTTGGAATAATTATAGCAGCTATAGGATTTTCAATGATGCTTATTCAAATACCAAAAATTGATATTATAGATCCGTTGATATTCGATTATAAAACTGGCAGCGTTACTTATAAGGGAGATATATGTATATATCCATGTAATATATATACATCGTCTGGAAAGGTGGCTGAAATTGATAAGGATGGTATTTTGATAATGTTTGATAAGGAGAAATAAAATGGCAATGAGCAAAGAGGAAAAAAGAGATAGTAAAATTAAGGCTGTAGTAGATTCAAATAGTGAATATGGTAAATCTGTTATGGATGTAGCAGCAATGATGCAGCATGTCCATATAACGGATTGTAATAGCCAGGATCTCGTAGATCTAGCAGAAATATATAATAATGCTACAGCTGCTAATAATGCAGTATCAAAGAAATTAAGCGAAATATATAACAGAGAGAAACCAAAAATTCATGTTAAAAATGATGATCCAGTAAAGGAGATAGTTATCGTATAATGGCCACTCACCAAACATTTAACAAAGACAAAGAACGTAAATCTATATTTGAAATGCTTAAACGTATCGGCAAAGAAGAAAATATGAGATATGGATCTGTCATGGTCAGCTATGAACTTCGATATAGAGATGGAGATCCTTATCAATTTATCGCTAGAGATCCGGTAGAAAATAGTTTGGATCCTAAAGATTTTGGATAAAGAAGAACTAGACTTCATAGAAAAATTCCAGGATAAACGGATATCATGGATTGTAGATCCTATACTCTTTTGTGAAGAATTCCTTGGCATTGGTATCTGTACATGTAATAACGGTAAACCTTGCTTGCTAGATCCACTTCAAGTTGAAATATTCCAAACATTTGCAATGATAGTTAGAGTAAAGCTAAAGAAGCAAATGGAAATCAAATTAGCTGAGGTAGAACAGCGTACACTCGAAAGAATTGGACTATCTGTTATGTCCGGTAAAGGTGTCGGTAAAACGTGCCTAGCTGCCATTATAGGGATATGGTTCTTAGTTTGCTTCCAGGATGCAAGGGTAGTTATCCTCGGTCCAAAATATGACCAGATAAAAGCTAATTTATGGCCAGAAATAACTAAATGGCTAGGACATGCTGAAAAAATATATGGTACAAAATGTTTAGCTAATGAACTGCTAGAAAAAATGTCAGATAAAATTTATATGAAACATGTTACCAAAACAGAACGTGGAGAACGCTGGAGAATGTTTATTATGACGTTCCCTAAAAATGCAGATATAGAAACTCAGAAAGCATCAGTCCAGGGGAACCATGATAAAAATATGTTATTCCTGATAGATGAAAGCTCTGCGGTTCCGGATTATATATTCGAGCCGGTAGAATCTACATTAACAGATCCAAATAATTTAGTATTCTCAATTTTTAATCCAAATAAAAATACAGGATGGGCAATAGAAACTCAAAATAAGATGCGGGATAAATGGATCACCAGGCATATTAATGCTGAAAATAGTACTAGAGTATCTAAGCAACAAATCAAATACATGCGGGATAAATACGGAGTGGATAGCAACAAGTACAGAGTATCAGTCCTTGGATTACCACCAATAGCTGAGGAAGGTGTGCTTATTCCTTGGTCCTGGATCCAAGAAGCGAGAGATCGCTGGGCAGATATGATGCCACATACTGATGATTACTTCTTACATGGCAATGATGTTGGAGCCGGTGGAGATAGATCTATCAACTGTAAACGCAGGGGATATAAAGTTATGGGATTCAAACAGAACAGCAGTCCAGATACTAACGCAGTCGGTCTTTGGCTAGAGAGTGAAGCATCAAAAGATATGCCGGATTATATTTTTACTGATAGCAACGGTATAGGAAACAAGGTCCACGCTGATATGAAAGCAATGAAAGTATGGAATTGTATTGGCATAAATGCTCAGGGTCACGCACTAGAAGAAAAATTTTATCGACTCAGAGATCAACTGTTTTGGAAGCTTAGAGAATTATTCGAGGAAGGTCTTATCGGTATACCTCCAGATGATGATGAATTAGAAGGCGAGCTCTCATTAATTAAATATTCAGATGAAGAACATCTCGGAAAAATAAAGATCATATCTAAAAAAGATGAACAATTCAGAAAAGATATGATGGCCAGAGTAGGATATAAATCTCCTAATAAAGCAGATGCACTATCTTTTACTTGCTACTATGAGGACGGAATCATACGCAGAAAGAAGTCTGCAGCCAGAAAGAGATCCGGAACAAACTTCCCGAAACCTAAACCAGCAGCTAGAAAACATGCATGGATGGGAGCCTAATTATCGTTATAACATTGACAAACTTAAATATTTATGAACGTAATAATAAGTAATGGCCACATTAAAAAAAGCTAAAGGTTCTAATCATAGTCATTTTGCTTTAGTCGATAGTGACGGAGGCGGGGTAACTTCCAAGTACGGTAGACATGTACATTTAATCGAGCGTATTAATGTTGGCAACGAGGAAAAACCTAAATGGGAATCACAAGTATTGCCTGGAAGAGATGGGCATACTCACACACTAGATAAACTAAAACTCAAAAAGAAGCCCACCAAAAATTCAGAAGATGATAGCACACGCTTTCTGGAAGCTATTGAGTTAGCAGAGGCTTCTTTGAGTAGGGAATCTGACTATAGGGATATTGCTAAGGAATCTGACGACTTCTATATCGGTGGTAATGGACAATGGGATCCTGACGTATTAGCAGCTTTAGCTACTAAGGGACAAGCATCTATCACTCTTAATCTATGTAAGCCTATAGTAAATATTCTGTACGGATATTTTAAACAAAATCCACTTGATATTAAATATTCACCACAAGAAGATGGCGATGAAAAAATTGCTGATATGCTTACTCATTTGGTAAGTATAGTGCTAGAACAAAACAATTATACCTATGAAAAAAATGAAGCGTTCCTGGATCTATTAATTGGCGGTAGAGGAAACTTAAACGCTTACATAGACGGTCCTACACTTAAGGATGGATCTCTAGTTTTTGATGAAAAGAATATTGAAGGAAGAATAGTTGTAGAGCATTATCCTTGGGATCTAGTATCTTATGGTCCTCATACTAAGAAAAATGGCGATGATCTAGAATATGTTGCTTTACATAACTGGATTTCATTAGGAAAACTTAAAAGCCTAGCACCACATAGAGCTGATGTTATATCGCAGAGCAGCTATTTTGATGGTAGTGGTAGTTGGAAATTTAAGATGTATGATCGGGATAAGCTTGTAAAAGTAGATCCAAATAATCTTAGTACTCTATATCAGAATCCTGGTGAATGGGTAGATGTTAAAAGCAAGAAATTGAGATATACAACTGTTTATCGTAAAGAATATACTTTTGAAACATTCATAGTAGATCTTAGAAACGATAGTGAATTTGAGATCAACCTTGATGTATATAAATTATCTCCAGAAGAAATTAAGGAATTACTTACTATCAATACATTAGAAAAAATTACTAAGAGCAGCGAAGAGATCTGGGAAACTAAATTCGTTTGTAATATTCATATTAATTCAGAGCGTAAAGATATAACTAGACTGCCTTGTATACCATGCTATGGAGTTAAAAGAGGCGATGATATCCAAGGTAAGATCCAGGATTTAAAGGATCCTCAAAGAGAAAGAAACAAGAGAAGGTCTACAGTTAGTGACCAGGCAAATAAGACAGGCCAAAACTGGTTCCTTAATACTCAAACCTTAGATGAAACTCAGAATACAGTTGATGAATTTAAAAATAATGTATCTGGTAATGGTGGAGTATTCTTCCTTAATGATAATCAAGAACCGCCAGCAGTTGAAGAAGGAATCAAGGTAGATCCTACACTTGTAAGTTTAGATGAAAAAGCAGAAAAAGATGTTGAAAAAATTAGCGGTGTTGATCTGCAGCTATTGAGTCATAATACTAGCATAAAATCAGGATTATTATTCCAGGAAATAAAAGATGCAGCACTTAGAGGTAATGAAATGATGTTCGAGGGAATGAGCAACGGTCAAAGAAGTTTAGGACTGTTATTACTTGAGCTTATGTCAATATCACTTGATGCTGATAAGGTCTACAGGATGTTAAATAATAGACATGTTGATAGCAATAAACCACCAGTAGAAATTGCTGGATCTGAATTTGATACTTACGATGAAGATACTATTAAAAGACTTTGGGACTCTGAGGATCTTAAATTATATGACGTAGTTGTAACTGAATCTGAACACTCTCCAACTAAGCGACAGTCTGACTTTAAAGCTTTTGGACAAATGATAGGACAAGTTAAAGATCCATCTAGTCTAGAATTTATGGTAGAATTAAGCGATCTATCACCAAAGAAGAAAGAAAAACTAAATGCAATCTTACAGCGTGGATCTCAGCAACGAATGGCTGAGGCTCAGTTGAAATCTGATACTGAAATGAAAAAGACGTTAGTAGCAAACCAGCCAACAGGCTAAGTAAATTGATATAGCTAGAGCTTAAAAGCTCATTAAATATGGAAACGGAATAACCGACACAAAGTTCAAAGTGTCGGTTTTTTTATTTTAGGGTAGCTTATGGGTAGCTATTAATAGTCCAGAAGTCCTATAAAATATCGGGTAGCTCGGAAGGGTCCGGAAAAAAAGGAGAAACAAGATGGGAAAAACAATAGTTCAGGAAAATACAAAGACAGTAGAAGTAACAGACGAGGTAATGGGAAATACCGTAGAGGATATAGATGTAACGGTGGATCCTGCTCTAGCTAACATGCTCGGAGCTGAAATAAAGTTGGATGAAGTCGATGGTAAAGAAAATTTTGAGTTACCTGAGATAGTTTCAGATGAAGAGTATGAGGAATTACTTAAAAGTGATGAAGGCCCACAGCTAAGAGAATCCGAAGAAGAGGAAGAAGTAGAGGTAGAAGAAAGTACAGATGATGAACCTGAACCAGAAGTTTCCGACACAAAAGAAAATACTACCGGTGTCCAAGAGAAAGCAGATGAAGAACCAAAAAAAGAATTTGTTTTCGACAAACAGAAATACTCGGACATGGGTATTGCCGAAGAGAGTACGTTAAAGCTCTTAGAGGAAAAGGATAAGGAAGCCTTTAATAAGGACCAAGTTATCGGTAGGCAAGGTATGAAGATTGGGGATCAAAAGATTGAATTTGATAACCAGATAACTACAATTAACACTAAGTTATTAGATCTAGCCAAGAATCCGGAACAAACAGACGAAGAATATAACGAGTTAGTTCTAGATAATCCTGCCGAAGCACAACGACAAAGAGAAGCATCTTTGCAGAACCAAAGTGAAGCGCAAGCATTAACAGCGGAGAAGCGAAGATTAGAGTCTCAGAGCGTTATAGTTACTATGATCCCAGATTATGCTAATAAAGTGAACGATATAGCAGCAATCATCAAGGAAGATGCGGGACCAGAGATGGCTAGTAACTTTATAAAAGATCCTTATTCGATTAGTCCGGCTACAGCTATCAACCTGGCTAGAGTTTCTGACTATCAAAAAGAAAGTCTTGCTTCTAAAACTGAGATAGCTAGTCTTAAAGCTCAGATTAAAGCGGGACCGTCTAACACAATCAACAGGTTGAAAAAAATAGGTAAGAATACTACAACTAAAAGCAATACGGAGGGGAAAGGACCAAAGAAGAAATCCACTGGTGGAATACTTCCAGGTTTCATGTCTCCATCTGAGCTAGAGGATGAATAGATTCTACCTATAATCTATTAAGGAGGAATAATTATGGGTGTTAATAATTTTGTATCAGACACTACGGTAAGAGCACAGAAGTATTCAGAAAGAGTATGGAGAGAAAAATTACCATCATTATTCTGGTCTAAATTTATGAATTTCCCTATGCCAGGCGATAAGGGATTCACAAAGGATCAGTTTATTATTGATGATAAATCAGGATCAGTTAAGGGTTATAGATCTAAATCTGATTCCTTGATCTTCGTAATCAGAGATCTTTTAACTGGTTATGGTGATAAAGTTACCTTTCCACACGTTAAAGCTTTATCTGGTGACGGTATATTAGGCAGTTCAGGCGATACTTTAGAAGGCCAAGAAGAAGCAATGGACGCTAGCAACTACGCTATTGAGCTTGAAGAATATTCTCATGCAGTAGCTGATAAGTCTCCACTAGGTAGAAAAAGAACTCAGTTTGATATCATCAAGACTATGGGCGAACAGATTATGTCTTGGGGTGCTGTAAAAACTGAGAATAATATCTGGACCGGTCTTTATGCTGGGACACCAACAACTATTTTATATCCAGGAACAAGGACAGCGACTACTCAGTTAACTACTGCTACCGCTGATAAAATTAGCATGACTTTGCTTAGAAAAGCTAAAGCGATTGCTAAGACTAGAAATTCTGGTGCTAGATATATAGTTGAACCTATTATGATTGCTGGAAAAGCTTGTTATGTAGTTGTAATGAGTGAAGATGCTCTTTTAGATCTTAAAGAAGATGCAGAATTCAAACAATCATTGCAGCTAGCAGCTCCAAGAAGTTTAACTGAAAATCCAATCTGGGCAGGAGCAGACTATCAAACTGTTGATGGTTTACTTATCTATGGCCATGAAAGAGCTGTACAAGTAACAAACTGGGGATCAGGATCTGATGTACCAGGAGCAAGAATTAAATTGATGGGTAAGAGTGCAATTACTTATGCAATGGGACCAGCACCACAGTTAGTAGGTCAAAATACTGACTATGGCAGAAAAATAGGATTAAGTTTTCAGATGATAATGAAAGCTGGTCGTCCTGATTTTGACAGCATCGACTATGGTTCATTAGAAATTAGAGTTTCTAGAACCCAAGTAACGGACGCATAGATATACAAAATAAAATAAGGAGGTAAGAATTATGGGTACTATTACAAAATTTGTTGATGGCCAAGTAGTTCAAGAAAGACAGAATGGGCTTTTGGGCGTTAAATCAAATGTTATAGATTTTTCAGATACAAATGTAGTGGCCGGTGACGTTGTACAAGCTCTAAAAATTGGACTTGGGCAAACAGTTATGAATGTTGGTATTAGAATTATCACTGCGGAAGGTGCAACTTGTACTGTAACCGTTGGTGATGGTGATGATGCTGATGATTGGGATGCTTCGTGCGATCTTAATGCTTCGGCAGCAGTTATCTATCTAGGTTTACCTGGGACAGATACTTATGCTACCGCTGGTAAGTATTACGCTGCAGCAGATACTATCGACCTGACTATGGGACACGATACTGATACTGCAGTTATAGAAGTATATGCTTTTTATTTTACTAATACTAAACAGACAACCTAAATCTAAAAAAGGAGGACTATTGTAATGAGAAAACTATTTTTATTATTAACGGTTCTCCTTTTTGCTTTTACATTCGGCTATGAAATTAAGGCCGGAGGAATGCAAGAAGGGGATCTGCTTAAGTTTTACCAGGCAACCAGTTTAGGTTTCCTAGATTCAGCTCTAGATCCGGCAGGATTAACTATAGCAACAAGTACTACAGATGTTAAAACTACTAATATTTTTATGTATACGATTGATGGCGTATTTTATACGTTAGCAGCACAATCTAATATTTCTCTTAATGTTCTTGCAGCTAGTATTGATACTCAGCCTGTAAGCACTTATAGAAAGTATATGTTAAGTGTTAATAGCTCTGGAACTATTTCTGTAACAGCCGGTGATTACACTGCTTATAATATTGCTAAATTACCTATACCGCCTACAGGATATGCTCCTTTTGCGTATATTAAGGTGCTAACTGGTGCGACTTACACTTATGATCCTGGATCAACTGGACTAAGTGGATCTGGTCTAACGGTAGTTTACAAGAATATTAGAGGTCTAGAATCAGGATCAAGATCTATGGATCTAACTGATGATTCTTTAATTAGTGATGATTCAAGTGATTCAACTGCATACGATCAAACTATCGGTGGTGGCGACATAGATATTACTAGTACTAATATGGTTCTAAAGATAGCAACATCAAATCTAACTATTAATACTGGAAATATTAATCTAGTTATTACTGACCAAAACGGTACGGAATGGTATATAAAGGCTAGCTCTTTAGAGTAGCTTAAAAAAAAGGAGAACTAATTATGTTTAAAAAATTAAAACTTTTATTGCTGTTGGTTCTCCTTTTTGTATTTTCTTTTAGCTACGAGATCAAGCCTGGCGGGATGCAGGACGCTGATCTTTACTTATTTTATCAAGGCATATCAAATGGACTATTAAACTCGGCCATTGAACCGGCTGGATTATGGATCTCAGATACAAGCAGCTTAAATGTAAAAACAATCAATTCATTTTTTTATACAGTCGAGGGAGTATTTCATTCTAATACACCTTCAAGCAATATAGATCTAAGTATTCTAGGGGCCGATATACCGGTCCAGATACCAAGTACAAACAGAAAATATTTATTTGGCATTAATGCTGATGAAGTAATAACACTTATCCCTGGAGATTATAGCAAGTGGGATGATGCTAAATTACCAATTATGACAAAGGGTTATGCTACCTTTGCATATATTAAAGTAAACAATCCAGGAGTTACTTTCAATATTGGGACTGACTCCTTAAGCAACCCTAGTTTTAATGTCTATTATAAAAATATCAGAGGCATAGAATCAGGTGCAAGATCTCAGAAACTAACAGACTTCCCAGATATAGACGATAATGAATCAGATACTCCAACTTTTGATTATGTATATTCTGGGACAATTTCATATCCTTACGGACTTAAAACAGATTCTCTAGAACCATATACAGTAGGGGAATTTATAGCAGCAACATTTAGCACATTGGTTGCCACAACATTAGATATTACTAATTTAGTCGTAACTAATGTAGATGCCTCAAATGCCACTATAGACGCACTTGCTAGCACAACTATAATCGGTGTTGGTGGCGGTGATATAACAATAGGTGGCGGTGAAACAGATAACGATAGCAATACTATTATAAAATCAGGTGGACCAATATCAGGTGGTGGAGCTGGTGGGTATGTTTCTATTACTTCTGGCATAGGATATGGTGCTGCCGATGGTGGAGCTATATTAATAACATCTGGGGCCAGCTCTGGTGCTGGTGGCGGTGGAGATATAACTGTAACTCTTGGGGATTCTGCGACTAGTGGATCTAGTCCAGGTGGATCTATTTCAATATCAACTGGTACTGGCTTAGCTTCTTCTAGCGATGGTGGAGATTTCGACATAACTCTAGGGACTAGTGGAGCAAGTGCCGATGATGGCACGCTATTGATTACTCAAGCTGGATCTGAAAGGCTATCGATAGACGTTATAGTCAGAATAAGTGAATTACTTGTTAATACTACTATTACAGCAAATAGGATTAGTGATGGCACTGCCTACCTAACTGGCAGTGAGCTATACGATGTTACTACAGCTAATATAACTACAGTTAATAGTACAGCACTAATAGGAACAATTCAAACAGCAGCCCAACCAAATATCACATCTCTTGGCACAATTGCAGCATTGGTAGCCGGGACAATAGAGACAACTGGAACTGTTGGGATAGGGACAGCACCAACTGGAGCTAACTCTTTAGAAACATCTGGCGGCACTAAAATAGGCGGGAAATTAGCTGTAGACGACACAACAGAATCAACCTCTGGAACTACAGGAAGCATACATACTGATGGTGGATTAGGGGTTGCTAAGAGTTTGGTACAGACTGCTACCGCTGGAGTTCCTTCTATTTCTCAAGGTTTAACGGTTGTATCAAGGACTGCCTTTTCTGGTTCATTTGAAACTGGGGTTACAAAAAATATAGTAGCATTTGCAACTAGTGGGGCAACACTGGGAACGTCTGCAAGGATATTCCTTAGTATACTTAGCGGAACAAATCAAGCATTTATACAAATAGATGTTTGTATAGAAAGACCAGCGAACGGTGGGGATGGTGCAATAACAGTTACCAAGATTAACGAGGTAGCATCATATACGGTAGGCACATTCTCTCTAATAAAAACTGATGATAGTAATTCAAATATAGAATACACACAGTCAAAAGGATTTACTGAGCATTACACTGGGTATATAGAAACATTATCATAGGAGCGATAATACATAATGAAAAAACTAGCATTACTATTAACTATTCTAGCGGTGAGCTATTGTGCTGACTTTGAAGTCCATCTCTTAGCTGGAAGATATGCCCAACAAGCAGTAAGAAGCATAGGGATCGACAACCAGATAATAGAGAAAGCTTTGGAGTGGAGTGCTATGTTAGCTTTACATGTCGGAGTAGATCAGAATCTAGGCGAGGGTTACGCTGGCAAGTCTCACTATGCTAGTACAGCTTTAGGATCTGGAATAATGTTTATGAGTACACCAGAAGAAGAGAAGCAAGACTTTATAGAAAATTTTCTAGTATCTTGTGTAGCAGCGGATATAATATTTAAGAAATGGCTAC